ATGTTCAAACGAATTGCAAGCATCCGAGATTTCGGCGTCTTTAATAATTTCACTGGCGGCACCTTACCGGATTTCGCGCCCTTCAATCTGATTTATGGCTGGAATTACTCGGGCAAAACAACGCTGTCGCGTATGTTTCGCTGTTTGGAGGACGGTACACTTCATCCGGACTACCCAAATGCGCGCTTTGACGTACTGGACATCGACGGAACACAGTACGATGACGCTTTCGCGACGCCGTGCAACGTGCGTGTCTTCAACGAGGATTTCCGGAAAGCACACCTTCGATGGGATGATGCCGACGGCTTCAATCCCATCCTTCTGCTCGGCGCAGAAAATATCGCGCGACGTGACGAGCTAATTGAAAAGGAAGCGCGCCGAACGCAGATAGACGATCAGCGCAAGGCGGCCGTTGCCGAAGCCAAGCGCCTTGAAGATGTTATCGGCAAGGCTGAAACGGACTGTGCCAGCCATATAGTGAAAGAGCTTCCCGGCGTCGGGCGTTTCACCAAGACAAATCTGCGTCCCATCATAACCGCATGGAACGGCGTTCTGCCGGATGAACTAAGTCCTGAAGACGTTCAGTCAGCACGCGCTAAAGTGAGCGCAGAGGAAAAGGATATCCTGCCTGAACTGGCAGTTGTTATTCAGCCCGTAGACCACCTGTGGCGCGACGGCATCGCCCTGCTCAACGAGCAGATCGACTCATCGACCACAATCGACCATCTTGTGGATAATCCAGATATTGCCACATGGGTTGAGCATGGTCGTCAACTTCACGAGGGAAAATCACACTGTGAATTCTGTGAAGGGGAACTGACTGTTTCGCGGAAAGCCGCACTCAATGCTCATTTTTCTGATGCGTTTAATGACCTCAAAAGACGGATCGCCACGGCTATTAGCACACTGCAAGAGCAGCAGATGGAGTTCTCCGGCGCAGCTTATCCTCGATCCGGCTTCTACGCCGACCTGCACAACGGACATTCCGAAGCAGGTCGGGGGTTGGCCCTCGCAAGAGATAACTTCAACGGTAGCATACAGGCACTCATCGATGCCCTCAGACGGAAAGAGGGAAATCCGTTCGATGTGGTTCAGCCACCAGAAGGGCAGCCGCAATCCGATCCGCTCGCCACGGCAGTAAGGCGTTTTCAGGCGCTGATCGACGAGAACAACGAACGTACCCGTCGCTTCACGTCTTCGCGCAACGAAGCGGTCGCCACCCTAAAGGGCCATTATGCGGCGGAAGCGATGCGTCGGATCGGGCGCTTTGCACTGGAAACTCAAATTTCCGCTCAGAAGACAACCGAAGAAAACTGCATTTCAACTCTTGCTACCCTTGATGCGGAGATAACCACCCTTCAGGCAGAACTCTCCAACGCAACCAAGGGTGCGGAGGCCATCAATGATACTCTGCGGCGATTTTTCGGGAAAGCCGATATCCAAGTTAAAGTCACGGACGGCGATCGTTTTCAGCTAATGCGCGGCGAAGTCCCTGCACGAAATTTGAGCGAAGGAGAAAGAACGGCGATATCTTTCTGCTACTTCATCACCAAATTGCTCGAAAACGGGAATAATCTCGCGGACACCATTGTCTATATCGACGATCCGATATCCAGCCTTGATGCACATCACCTTCTGCACGTCTGCGCATTTATCAGAGCTACATTCTACCAGTTTAACGAAGGGGCACCCAAGCCCACCAAGCACCAATGTCTTGCCAAACAACTGTTCATCTCAACTCACAGCCATGAATTTTTCAACCTCATGCTGGATTGGATGCGAAAAATGTCAGACCAGATGTACCGGACCTATCTCGTTGAGCGCACAGATTCGAATGGCCTTATCGCTTCGAGGATAACAGTATGCCCGGACAGCATTCAGAAATATCGATCTGAATACCTTTATCTGTTTCATCAAATTGCGAGCTATGCCGATAATCCGCAGGATGACCATCAGATCATTTTCAATCTAGGAAACATGACGCGGAGATTTGTTGAGGGGTATGCTGCATTCAAATTTCTGGAGCACGTTAATATAGACAGCAGCATAGACCGACTTATCACTGATCCAGTTGATGCTGAACGCGCTCGAAAATTCATGCATTTCTATTCACATACATTGTCCAGAAGTGCCGGAATGCGGTTACCGGACATGAGCGAGGCGCGGGCTATCGTCACGCTCATCTTGGACGCCGTGCGCAATCACGACCCCGTTCATTACGGATCACTTGAAGCTACGCGCTGACGATCATCATCGGCTCGATCAATAAGAGGCATCACATTTCTGGGAATAGTCCGGGCATCCATCTGTCAGCGAATTTTGCCGGAAAAGCCAGATAGAGCGGTGCGCGCGTGCTTTCGGACGTTAATGCACCAACGTCCAGCAGAGCCGATGTCACTCGCCTTGCCGCGCGATCACTAACACCCAACAGGCTGGCGACCTCTCCGCGTTCGAGCACACCTTGATAAAGGATCGTCTTGAGAACCACGTCGGATTTAGGAGGCAGGATATCTGCGCGGATTTGTTCTTCTGTCCAGATCATAATCCGGTCACGCAGGCGGTCGGGTTTCATCAGCCCTTCCATAAAAGCAACCTGATCTATGCAGGTGGATAGGAAATATCGGGCGAACTCCGTCAGCGCCTCCTCGCTCAACGTACCCCGCCCGTCCAGATCGTTGCGGCGCGGCAGATCGCACGCTGCCAGATGACCCTTGTATGCCTTGACCGTTCTTGCCAAACCGCGCGCAACCGACCACAGGCCGCGCGTGTCGAGCGACGACCGAAGCATGGCATACGACATCAGACGGGCAACACGGCCATTGCCGTCAATGAACGGGTGAACCCACAGCAGGCGGTGATGCGCGCACGCCGCAGCGAGAATGGAATCGATCCGGCCTAGACGGCAATACCCGTCATGCAGCCGTTCCAGAAAACGCGGAACCGCGCCCGGACTGATGGCGATATGTCGGCCGACCTGAACATCGCGTGTCCGCAACTCGCCGGGAATGACGGGAACATCCTCTTTCGTGGACGGATCTTCGACAACCAGCAGTTCCGGCGGTAACAGTTCACAGAACCGCCTATGTATCTCGCAGACGGCCTCCGGCGATGTTGGCGCTTCTTGCATCCCGCCTTCATCTATCCACCGTTGAACCGCTATGTGGGCCTTGGCTTCTAGCTGTAGATTACGCTTCTCGGGATCGGCGCTATAGTCGTTGTTCAGTGCCCGCTCGATATCAATCGGATGCGTGTTATGACCCTCGATGAGATTGCTATAATAGCAGTTCATAGACCGCACGAGATCGGAAAGAGCGGAAACGATCGGCTCCGGTAGGCTGCGTCGGAAACCCTCTGACCGTGTTGCCAGTTCGAGGGCCATGTCGTTTAATTCCCCGCGGCCTCTTGCCCCCTCTGAAATCATCAGAGGTTCAAACAGGCCGATGCTTTCCTTATCGTCTCGGACGCTCATTAGTACCGCTTTCTGGCCGCTTTTTTGGCCGCAAAAATGCAATAAATTACGCCAATGATATCATAGTGATACGTCGAATAGAAGTTTATTGATATCCGCTTTAATGGCCGCTTTAATGGCCGCTTTGTCAGGCGTCTCGGGATAAATCCCGACCGCGCTCTATGGCAGGCCACCGAACCCGCAGGCGGTTTCGGCCCGTGCGGGTGACGATCACATGACGCTAAAGACAATTGCGATGCCTACAGGCATCAATCCTTCATATGCCCTCCGGACGGAGAGCATAGCGGGGAAGCCAAGAGGCGTTGCCTCTTTCTCCCCACAAGCAAAATAGACGCGGACCGTGGCTCGGCCAGCCTGCGCCCGCACCACCGCGTCGATTTTGCTTGTCCCCTCCCGTCACCATCCTCGCCGGAAGCAGGGTTGCAGCAGCAACCCATGTTTCATTTGGAGGATTAAAATGACAATCACGCTTTACGCTCAACCATACGATATTTGCGCCACGGGCTTTTATTTCGAAACCGCAGACGATTACGACAAACGCGCGGCGGCGAACGTCAACGACTTCGGGCAGGTGGTCGAAGAATACGAAATCCAGTTCATCGACAGCGACGACCTGGACGCCGATCTGGCGAAGGCTTTTGGATTGAACCAAGCCAATTTCAGGCGCTTTCTGGAAGCGGCGGAGGACTACACCGACAACGAAAAGATCGCATTCATCGTTGCCGTTGGTGAATGCGGTTACAGCATCGACCGGGCCGACGACGCGGATATTGATATCTATCCCGACACCGATATGCGCGAGCTGGCCGAACAGTTTGTCGATGAAGGGCTGTTTGGCGACGTTCCCGCCAATCTGGCCTGCTATCTGGACTATGACGCCATCGCGCGCGATCTGGCGATGGACTACACGGAAACCGAAATAGCAGGGCAGCGGCTTGTCTATCGGTGCGGATAATCCGCGCCGATCACGCCGCGATCACCACGCGCGTTAATTCCGCATCGTCGGGATAGCGTAAAGCCGGCGACTTCGGATGTTCACGGATCAACTCCCCGTCAACCTCAACGGCACTCACCCATGACAGGCCGTATGCCTCGCCAAAGGATTTGATCATTTTCCAGTGCCGGGCTTGAGCCGGATCACCCGCCTTGATCGCCGTCCGAATGTTACGGACGCATTCAGCGTCAAAGCCGTTACAAAGTGCATCGCCCGTTTCTTCGCGCAGCCGCTTGAAATCCCGCCATACGTCGCCGGACACCACAAACACCAGATCTGGCCGAAGATCGGTCATTTGCACCTTACAGGGTTGTGCGGATTCCGCCGCTCTGATTCAATGCCGGCATGTCTGAAAACAACGATGAACCGACCAGCCCCACCGACGAAGAACGCACCGTTGCCATTGCCAAGATGGCGATTGCGAACATTGCCGCCGAACGGGATTGGTGGCAGACGAAATACCGCATCCTCAAGAAAATCCTCGAATACCACGACTTCGTTATTAACGAAGATGAGACAGGCACTCTCGACGTGAAAGACCTGCGCGCCAGAGGTTACCTGCCGCCCAAGCGCACCGTGCCGTGGACGCCCCCGAAAACCGAGCATTGAGGCTTCGGGCGGTCCCGTTTTCGCATGAGGGAAGCGCGCTCCCCATATAGCGCCGTAGCGACCTCATGCGAACGTCCGGAACCTACAGGGTTCCGGAAGCCTCGCGCCGTTCCATCATAAAGAAGACTTTCCAGTACCACGTCACGCATGTCGGATGGTCAACGCCGAACAGATCGCCAAAGCGAATAAAACTCGCCATGCTTTTATAGGGCATGTCATGTCCCGTATCGCCGCCGTGCATCGCCTCATCCAGAAACGGGTGTTCCTGCCGCAACTCGGCAAACAGCCCGTCATCGACTTCGCCGCGTAGCTCGAAGTCCGCGCCAATGGCATTGCAATAGGCTTCCCATACAGGCCCGATCCGTTGGACCTTGGACGGGTACAGCATGAAAACCTCGGCCTCGGCTTCCGTCACCTGATCATCGTTGATGCCGATAAACGCATCACCGTATTCGTCTCGTGCTCTATTTTCGTCAATGCGACGGTCGATATAGGCGCGCAGCCGTTCCGTCGCGGATAGTGAAGTCCTGTCGAGCATCCCTAGCGTCCTTATGATCCGGGTCATTTCCGGGAGAGTTTCACGTCTTTTTCGACGGCAAGCGCGCGCCGCAACGTCAGGGGGCTGACCTGCAATGTTTCCGCCACTGCCTTGCGTGAAATTCCGGCCTTGAGCATCTTACGGGCGTCCGTCAGCTTTTCGGCATCGAGCTTGACGGGCCGCCCGAGCTTGACGCCGCGCCGCTTGGCCGCTTGCATCCCGGCCGTGGTGCGATCGCGGATCATTTCACGCTCGAATTCGGCCAAAGCCGCGAGGATGTGCATATAGAACCGCCCGCCCGCGCTTGTCGTGTCGATCTGCTCTTGTAAGGATTGGAAGCCGACCTCCTTTCGGCGCAGTCCGGAAATCATTTCAAGCAGATGTGACAAGGATCGCCCCAACCGATCCAGTTTCCACACAACCAGAATGTCGCCGGCCTTCACGGCGCGCAGGGCTTTCAGTAAGCCGTTTCGCTCTGTTGACGCACCGGAAACGCCCCGATCCTCGTATATCTTGGCGCAGCCTTCTGCCTCCAGCGCCTGGCGTTGCAGGTCAAGATGCTGCTCATCGGTTGAAACACGCGCATAACCTATTTTCATGGTGGCTTTTATAACACCTTTTTGAACGATTCCCATAGGGCGTATTTCCACCACTACCAAGCTCAAACGTTCAAAATGGGTGGATTACGAACGATTCCCGTAAACCCGAAAATGCAGAATAAACACAAATATTACCCAACAACGTTTGAATATATATTTCAATATTTGTATGATATTGCAACTTATGATATTGTATAAATAAATCACCCTTTTTGAGTTATGGAACACGCAGAAGAATACTTTAAGAATTTGGTTGTCGGAAACGAAGCGGCTGCTATTTGGGTCTTGGTCGCTGTCGCTGCCCTATGGGGTTGCTTGTTTGGCGTCACGGGTCTCTTGGCCGTTCAACGGCACCTTGCCAATCTCCGCAACATCGGAAAGCTGTCCCGATGATCCGCATGCGACGAGGGCAAAGGGGAAGCGTCTTCACCATGATGATGGCAACCGTAGCGATGGTTGGCGTCGTCGGCGCGGCTACGATGAATCTGGTGGTCGGCCCCACAACGACGGCCAGTAAGGTCACGCAACACAATATGGCGCAAAACGACCTTCTGATGAATGCCAAAGTCGTCGTGATGAACGCCTCGACGCGACCGAATATGGGCGACGAAGACGGCGACGGATACGTTGAACCCGCCCCCTTTATCCCGACATCTGATACTTCATGCGCCATCGCCCTGCCGACAGGCGGACAGGGCGGATGCTTGCCTGCCGATATAGGTGCCGTCCTGACCGATCCGTGGGGTACGCAATACGCCTATTGCGTATGGGACCACGGCGATGTCACGGGATCGACCAACCGCATCGACGGCGAAGACAGCACATCGGGCGCGGTTCTGGCGATCATATCGGCCGGACCCAACAAACGCTTTGAAACCCCATGTTCCGCCTATGACGGCGACCCCGACACCCCCGACGATGCGATCAATCCGAACGGCATAGGCGACGACCTGGTGCAGATCTATACCTATGCCGGCGCGGTCGCAGGTTCGGGCGGCCTATGGGAATTGAAGCTTAACGAGCCGGAAACCGCCGTGATCGACAAAAAGCTTGAGGTTGGCGACGTTGCGGCAGGCACGGGCTTTGCCTTCGACACCGAGACGGGAACGGGTGAGTTCCCTTATGTCAAAACCGACTTCCTCGCCTCGAAATCAGGCGGCACCACCCCCGTCACCATGGACAGTAACATCGCCCTCGACGGTCGATGGCTGTCAGGCGATGGTGAAAGCGAAGGCGTTTTCGTTGCCGACAATGGGAAGGTCGGTATCGGGACGGCCGCCCCGGGCTCCTTGTTGCAGGTCGGGGAGGGAAATATAGACTTAACCCGACCTACGGTGACAATCATTGCAGATGATGTCATGGATGGCGGGACAGCCCTACGCGTGCGGTCCGCCGAGAAAGAAGGCGCAGCATCCTTCGTCGCGCACAGCAGCGATAATTCCGTGGCTTTGGCTGTGCTGGAAGGTGGTGATATCGGGATTGGAACGTCCAGCCCCTTGTCCAACGTGGATATTCGGGGTGAGGGTTTCGTCAATCTTTCCCTCAGTTCCAACAATGAAAATAACGAGAACTCAGTCGGGGTCGATCTCTATACGCAGCGCAACAGGAGTGACGAACAGGTCGGATCAGGCAATCCTTCCGGCGGAAACAAGGCATGGCGATTAGGAATCTACGCGGCCAATTACACGGTCCTACAGAATTATGTCGGCATTAGTCACTGGAACGGTTCCGCTTGGAACATTGCATTCGCAATTTCTCCGGAAGGGAACATTGGTGTTGGAACGGGAACGTCAGGTCCGACGCAGAAATTGCACGTCAGCGGCAATGTTCTGGCGAACCAGTACCTTCACCCGTCAGACGAGCGACTGAAAACCAATATCCGTCCCGTGAAGGGCTTTGAAATCATATCGGGTCTGCTCGGTGTGTCCTTTGACTGGAAGGCAGACGGTAAGGCTTCCGCCGGTGTGATCGCTCAGGACGTAGAAGCTGTCATGCCGCAGGCGGTGACAACTGGCCCCGATGGTATGAAATCCGTGGAGTACGATCAGCTAATCGCACCGCTGATCGAGGCGGTAAAGGAGCTTGAAACACGGGTCCGCCATTTGGAAGCCGACAACGACAATCTGCACGGGCAAATCCGTGCCATGACCAAGGAGGAACGTTGATTGGCCGAACCATCGGCATCATCGTAATATTGCTGGTCGGCCTGCCTCCGGTGAAGGCCGCCGATACCTATGCGATCGCTCATGGCACCGCGCAGAACATCACCGAGCATGGCGTCTGCCGCAAGGTGACGAATAACCACGCCGCCGGTCTTCCGATCATGGTCCCCACGAAATCGTCAACGGAATGGGCATCCTTCTATAATGCTTCAATGGCCGGCATCACCTTGCAGGATTGCGCAGACCCTTGCCGAACCGGCCCGGTCGGAACCGTGTGTGCCGATGGCTCAATATATGCCGGATCGACAGGCGGCAGGAGAAACTATCTCTATATGCCTGATGGGTTCTGGTTTGGAATGGAATATTGGCGAAAATTTTCAAGGCAGGATGCGATTGAGAGTACGCCGGGGACGTCCAGCACCACAGATGGCTTGGCTAACACAAACGCAATGTTCACCCATCCCAAAGGCCCGCAGCATCTTGCAGCAGGCTTATGCCGGTCGTTAGGCCCGCAATGGTATCTGCCTGCGATAGACGAGCTTCGGACCATATATAACAATCTGGAGCATCTATCAGCCGCTAATTATATAATGCCTTATGCGCGTTATCTTTCCTCTACGGAGCATGACGCTTCCCGCGCGAAAGCTCTGTATTTTATGGATGGTTCCGAATATCTGACTGAAAAAGAATATCCATCGGAAGTAATGTGTATTCGGATCGACTACCCCGAAGATACGACTCCTCCTGTTTGGCATACTGCTCCCACGCTTCCCCCGGGCGGTCTTGCGCCTTATCCGGCTGTATCGGACGAAGATGGCATTGTGCATGTCGCCGCAACGGATGAAACAAGCGGCCTGATCTATTCCGCCCAAGGGCCAATGCCGTCATTTCTCAAAATAAACGCGGGTACCGGAAGCTTGACGCCGACAGGTTCTTTCACAAATTTCAACGCGCCGGACACGGCCGGAATATACGAATTTGTCATACGTGCCACGGATGCTTCCGGGAATTATGCGGATCGGCAGTTTAGCATCACCATTCATGCACCGGGGGTAGCCTGTTCCTCTCTCAAAGTACCCGGATGCGTCGCCCCCGACGGGGCCTATTATATGGGGTACTACTATTTCACCGGCGATATCTATGTGGCCCCGGCGGACGAAACGGTAAAGCTTCGATGGAAGACAACGTTAACCGCGACATCCGGCACTGGGGACCCTTGGTTGGGCCTCAAAAATACCAACGCGATGATTACCGCTGGCGCGGCCTCACATCCGGCCGCAGCGGCTTGTCGTGCGCGTGGGGCCGCATGGTATCTGCCCGCAGACAGGCTTATGGACCGTTATTTATATCCGTCCCGACGCGCGATCGGCGGGATGAAAAGCACAAACGTAGATTATTACTGGTCATCAACGGAGCGAAGCGCGGCAAACGCAGACGCCTTTGTGGCGACCGGAACCGGCAATACGATGCGAGAGAAAACGAATGCGTATTACGTGCGCTGTGTCCGGGACTAGAATGGAAGTTTGATGTGGCGGCGGTGCGGAAGGTTCATAATTAGTCCTATAGAACCCTTTACCCACAGACCGCGCCGCCGCCACATCAAGCGTCTATTTGCTCACGCGGATCACAATGTCGTCCCCGTACAGGCTGATTTGTTCAACACCGACCTGCGTGGCAGTGAACAGGATGGCTCGCGCCGGGATGCGCCCACCGCATTGCCGACTAACCCGCGTACCGACACCGCCATCCGTCAATATTCCGGTCATGAGTTCCGGCAGCAGGAGTTTCGCACTCTCCCATGAAGGGGCATCCCCGCATTCATTGCCGCGCGCACCGTGGATAATGGCCGACTCCCCGACCTTCACCGATACATTCCGCACATACTCGGCCACGATCCCCTCATAGCTGGCGACTGGATCGGCAGGTTCATCTTGTCGCCCATAGGACATTACGAGCGCAGCGGCTCCCATGACCGCGACCAACACACCGCCGCCGACAGCAAGCGGCAACCGGGATTTCCGCGACGGCTTCACGGGATCAATGGGTTCGACCGTTTCCGCATCGTCATCGTCGGCAGGCTTCACCTTAGCCTGTCCGTACAGACGGTTCCAATGCTCCCGCAGGCCGTCATGCTCGTCAATCTTGAGGATTTTCCCGAGCAACAGGAAATTCCGTCGTTGCGGGATATGGACACCCTGCCGCCAGTTCCGCAGGTTCTTCACCGCCGTATCAAATGCTGCCTGTGTCCGATTACCGCTTGCCGCGCACAGCGCATCGGCCAGAGCCATATTGTCGAGATGGCCTTGCTCCGCGCACAGCGCATCCAGCAGTTCATGCCATTGCTGATAGGCCGTCCAATTCCTAGTCGCCAATATCACGCCCCCAACACCACACCCGCAGGCACCATAACGCCATGTCGTTGATCCTGCACGGCTATTACTACAGTTTTTCCGTTCCTTCGCTTTCTTCCCCGATTTTGCGCTGACCATTCCCGCGAAGCGGGCTATGTGATTCGCATTCCGATCCAGCAGGACAGGATAAGGGCGGGGGCACCGACCTTTCATAAAATTTTCGCCGAATGGTTCAAAAAGGTTGCTTTTTGTGCCGCGTGTTTTGCCGATCCGACAAGATCGGAGAACCTTGGCAATCCAAAGGTTTGCGGAGGCTGTGACCGCCAAAAATCTTATATATGAAAATGTGTAATAAATCCAAGGGTTTGTAACTAATCAAAGCCGCAGAAATTCTTGGGTGAAGCCGGATATGACCAAAGAAAACACATCGCCATCAATCGGCGCGTCGCTGATTTCATTTACGATTGGGCTCACGCGTTTCCCTCTCGCCATCCTAATATTCTTTATTGTTTTTGCGCAATTAGGCTGGCTCTTTGTCGCGCTTGCCCACTTCCTTGGACACACGCTGGATACGTATATGCGCGGTGATGAACTGTGGCGCACTAAAGTCAGTATGTATTCACAACTGGTAGTGACGTTCGCTTGGTGGTTCTGGCACTACCATTGCCAACGGACATCAACATCTAACACCCGCACAGCCAAGGTGCTCTACAGCCTTTTCCCCGTTCTCTCCGGTCTGGTGACGCTTTGGTGGCTCGCTCCTGAACTGGCTCGTTTTTTACGGAGTTAAGGCGTTGAACCAGATCGGTAAAAGACGAATGCGCCGGATCGTGACGGCCATTGCAATGCTGCCTATTCTGTCCGGCGCATCGACTGCCTTGGCTCAATCGTGGGAACCGCTTCAACCTGCGTTCGGCAAGGGGGCGGCAGTCTGCAACGGTCGTGACGATGAGGGGAACACTTTCTGCTTCGGCCTTCGCTGCACGGCGACGGACAATTCCCCTGAATGGTTCACGATCCAGATCGGCGGTGGTTCGGATCGTGGGAACGTCGCCACCACGATCATCATCGACGGCAAGCACCATTTCCAAATCCCGATGACGGAACGGCAATGGCAAAACCAGTGGGATTTTGCCGGGGCATATGATGCCGCCAACCATGCGGCACTGGTGAACACCCTGCAAGCAGGATCGCGTGTTTCCGTGCAGGTCGGGAGGGAAACAAAGGCAAACCTTAGCCTGCGCGGTTCCTCTCGCGAGATTGCCCGTGTCCTGTCCATGTGTCAGGCGGTAGGACAAATGCCGCCAGCAGGTCAGGCATCAGCACAGACAATCAACGAACCCTATGACGCGGTTCTGGCGATGGCCGCGAAACAGGGTTGCGAAGCGGCCGAGGCTGAAATCTTCACCGCTATCACTGGCGCGGGATTTGATGCGTGGACTGCCAATCAGTTTGTCACCATCGGCGCGGAGGATGGCTCTTTGCAACTCATCGACAATACCGCGGAAACCTATCGCTATCGGCTTCCCCTTTGTGAGCCGCAATAGCGGTACGGAGCATCATTCATGACGAAGTGGATCGACAAAACGCAAAACCTACTGTCAGGGGAAATCTATCCGATGCTTGGAGATGCGGCCGCTCTCATTCCTTTCACAAATAGCACCATCATTTCCGATATCCGGTTGAGCGGCGTAAAACTCGCACAGACCCTTTGTAAAAAGTAATTTTTATTCAGGCAATTAAAGTATAATATAGATTACTACAGAATAATAACAACAAATAGGATAGAAATGAAAAAATACAAATTATGGCGCATAGTCGCCCTGATCTTCGTCAGCTTTCTCGCCATCGGATTTGTCTTCCCTCCTATAATGTCTGGTATGGCTGCCTTTGCGAACTTAGCCACAAATGAACCGTGGCAAGTTCTCGGTCTTATACTATTCTTTTGGCCGATACTTGCGGCATTCCCTTTGCACTACTACCTCAATGTCAGAAAGACGAATGAAGCAGGGGTAATAGAGGTTGCGGGTTTCACGGGATATATGACGCATCTGGCGTTGAATTTAATCGCAAGGATCGGCCTGCCTGCATCAATGATACTCGGAATCTATGTGTTCTTTGCGTTTCGATGAGCGTCCTTATCAGCCTTGATCGCACTGAATATCTTTCCATTCTTTCTCAGCGTGTTCCCGTGGCGATTGCGAGTTATCGCTTTCTGTCTGATCTGCTCCAGCCTCCTCAGCTTTTCCGCTGTATGCGGAAGTGCCGATAGCCGCCCGTCTCGGTGGGAGGCTATTTTGTTTCCTGCAACTCGGACAGATTCAGAGCATACCGTGTATGACGACGTTCGCCCGTCCGTAGCAACGCGCCTTTCTCAACAAGGTCATGCAAATCACGGGTGGCGGTTGCCCGTGAGGTCCGCGTGATTGCAATATAGTTCTCGGCGCTCAAACCGCCCTTGAAGCCGGACGGCCCTTCGCGGAACATACGGGCGACGGCTTTGTCCTGCCGTTCGTTGAAGGCATCACGGAAGCGGTCATAAAACCGCGCCTTGCCGATATAGAAGGCTACACGCTTGAGCGTGGTTTGCTGCGCTTTGAGGATCGTTTCCGCGAAGTAGGTCAGCCAATCCGTGATATCGAGCGTCTTTTGATGCCGTTCTAGTTGTTCGTAATAGGCTTTCCGGTTGCCTTCGATGGTAAAGGCAAGTGCGATCAGGCTCGGTTGCCCGATATTTTGCGCAAGAGATTTTTCGGCCAGGGCACGGCCAAGGCGACCGTTGCCGTCCTCGAAGGGATGGACGGATTCAAAATACAGATGGCCGATCCCCGCACGGGCAAGCGCAGGCAAAGGCTTGCCGCCGTCCGGCGCGCTGTCGTTGAACCACCGGACATAGGCGTCCATTTCCCCCGGCACCTGTGCGGATGGCGGAGCCTCATAATGCACTGTCGGCGCATCGAGGCGACCGGACACGATCTGCATCGCATCTTCATGGGTGCGATAGCCGCCGATTGTTTGAAGACGGGAATGGCCCTGCATCAGCATCGTGTGCCACCGGAACAACGTGGCATGGTCGAGCGGTTGCGCATAGCTGCCGTACAAATCCACCATCATTTCCGCGATACCGCGCTCTTGCGGCTTCACCGGGCGGTTGTCTGCATCAAGGCCGAGATGGCGGCGCAAGGACGACTGGACGCTCAAGCGGTCGAGCATTTCCCCTTCGATTTCCGAGGTCTTCACCGCTTCATCGCTCAATAGCTCGATGCGCAGCATGTCACGCTCATCATCTGTGATGTGACGGACAGCGCCGATCACTTCGCCCGACGCAACGAGAAAACGCCGCTCCAACGCTTCGAGCGCGGCGGCGTCATAAGTGAAGTGCGGCCATTCGGCCTTGGTCCAATTCCAGTCCATGAGCGATAGAGCCTCTTTCTATCACTCATAATACCGCAATAAAGAGAGCGATAGCAAATCATTCTATCGCTCACGGCCACGATCTTTGGTCGATGGCGGAGCTATCGGCTTGAACTCGCGCTTCAATTCGCCACCCACGCCGAGCTTGAATGACTTCTTCGGCTGCTTCGGCTTGGCAGGCGGCAGGCTGCGCTTGGTTCCCATCGCGCCGCGCGGAGCCAGATTCGGTGCTGAACGTCCGGTCGGCGCTTTCGGCTGGCGTTCGGTATTGTCCTTGTCGCGCGGCGGGTTCAACTCCAACGGGGATTTCAGCTTGCTTTTGGTCGAAGCGGTTCCGGTCACGGCATCTCTGAACGGCTTCCAAGGATTGCGGCTCATAGAGTCTGTCCTTTTTCCACGAGAGACAAAAGGCCGGAGGCAATGCCCCCGGCCTTTGCGGTTATCGTCCGGCGTGCAGATCGACGCCCAGTTCGCGCAGGTCGGGATCGTCAAACCATGGCCGCTTGCTTGCGATGATCGGATTCATGTTATCGATCAGCAGGAGTTGGTCGTGCCGGGAAAGCCGCATCAGTTCGTCAGGATGGGCCAGCTTGCGTTGGGTGCCGGACACGGTTTCCGTATAGGTGGTCGAGTCGGACGAGGTGGTGTCTTTCCCCCGGCTGACACCGAAAGCGCGTGCCACGGCGGTCGAGAAATTCCACACTGTCGCCACGCCGCACAGGGCAGAGAAATATTCTGCCGTCATGCGGTCCCGCGACCCGAAATACTGCACGACACCCGCATTGCTGACGAAGGTTTCCCATCCGTCACCATATATCCGCTTCAACTGGCTGGCGTCCTGCACCACGCCGTGAATCTGCATTCCGTATCCCGCCATCAGTCCGAATGCCTGTTCCACCATCGACAACTTGCCGAGGGCGGCCATTTCATCGAGGACGAACAGGGTGGACTTGTCAGGCATCAGTTCGATGTTGCGGGCGTTCATCGCCAAAGCCTGTTGCAGCAGGAGGCGCAACCATCGCCCGTGGCTGTTCAGACGGTCGGAAGGAAGCACCAGATAGACGCTCATCCGTTCCGCCTTCAAATGGGCGAAGCTGAAATCCGATGCGGCCAGACTGTCGCGCAGGCGCGGACTATCCAGAAAATGCGTTTGCGCCTGAACGGAGGCCATCACGTTGGAGAGCAACCGTTCTTCTTTTTGCAGGCACCGCGCCCCGGCCGAGCGAACGATATGGTGCGGAGATTCCAGCATACGCCGAAACAGCTTCTTCAAATCATCGCCGTCGAGCAGCAGAAGGTCGCGCACCCGCCCTAAGTGCCGCTGGCCTTTTTCGGAAGGATCGGTGGCAACGAAAATCAGAACGCCGACCAGAAGACCTTTCGCTTCTTCGTCCCAGAAGCGATCATGGTCACTGGCGACGATGATTGCATCGGCCAGCAACATGGCATTGTCACCGATATCGACATCACCGGATTGCAGCCAGTCAAGCGGATTGACCCGTGCGATATCATCCCCGGTAATGCCCCACGGATCGACGATGTAAACCTTTTGTCCGATGGTGCGGCGGCGTTCTGCCGTCATCATCGCGTTTTCGCCTTTGGGGTCGATCACCATCACCGAGCCTTCCCACGTCAGAAGATTGGGAATGATGACGGTCGTACCTTTACCCGAGCGGTTAGGCGCGATGGTGAGCATGTGTCGGTTGCCACCATAAGACAGAGGCGCACCGTTTTTGGCGAAGCCGAGGCGGAAACCTTCGTCGGTCAGCACACCGCCTGCTTCCAGATCATTCATGGTTGCCCATGATGCGGAGCCGAACGTGGTGGGAGGCGACATAAAACGTCTGGTCGCTTGACCGAACCAATAGCCGAACCCGGCCATAAAGCAGCCGATGCTCAACGTCGAAGCCGCCGCCCAGCCCAAAACGCCATGATCGGCAACGGTGGCGATAGTCGCAATACCCGCCGCACCGCCGAACATGAAGACGCGCAACACCTTGGCACGGTCGGAGAACAGCCAGCCAAGCGCGAAGCCTGACGCACCTGACAGCAACACGCTGCCGATCCGCAGGGCTGTCGTGTCGTGCGGCATATATCCGCCGGGAAGATAATAGCCGTCGAGAAGGCCGACACTGCCAAGCAGCAGGGTCAATCCTGCGCCTGCCAAGCCCCCCGTCAGCACGGGACTTTCTTTGATGAGAGCGACTGTCTCGCTAAAGTCGGGCAGCTTGGCCGACTCCACCGCCGAGATCAGGTCGGCATGGGCTTGGCGGATTTTGTTCAGAAACTTGCGGGACATAGGCGAACCTTTCCGTTTGCGTTGAAAACGGAAGGATTCCTACTGTCATGTCGCACGGCCTTTCTTCGGCGGAATGAACGGCAGTTTCGGCTATCGTGACAATGTGCGGGTGCTGGCTTGCCGGGTGCGTTCCGCTGCTTCCTGTGTTTTTGCCTGTTCAAGACGGTCGAGGGCTTGGGCCATTTCGCGGGCAAGCAATCGGCGGTTCATGGCGTGACGCCGCCGCACGGTTTCAATCTGCTTTTGCAATGCCCGCCGGTCCGCCATCTGTTCGCGCACCAGATCGTCACGTTGATCGCGGTCGCGGATCAGGCATTGCATGGCTTCCCGTTCGTTCTGGCTGCGAACATTCGATGCCGTGCCCGTGAGCCGATCCCACAACCCGCGCAGCCCCTTATTGTATCGCTGCGAGCGTTCGCGCTGTTCCTGTTGCCACCGTTCTTCCTGCTTGGCGCGTACCGTCTCCCGTTCCTTGCGGTGCGCGTCGATCATGGTCTTGCGCTGCCCGTTCAGAGGCCGCAGTTCATCATCATGGCGTTGGTCAACGTCTTTAATGAAACCGAGCATCTTGTCGGACACCAGCCCTTTGACCTGCTGCCGGACCTCATCAAGCGGCCGCAGGTTGTCGGGATCACCCAATTTGTCCCGGACGTCCTTCGTGCGAAGGTTGGTCCATCGGGATATGGCGAAGACCTCGCCTTGCACATCGAGGGCGACGAAACCGCGTCTGTCCCCTTTGGCAAGGAAGTATCCGCGTTCACGCAAGGCGGCATCGAAGGACTTGGCATCGTCCGACCGTTGCCATGCCTCTATGAAGCTCTGGCGGATTTCGCGGGGATCGAGATTGAGGCGTTTTGCCTGCTGCCATTCTGCCAAGGTGAAATTGAGCGGCGATTTGCCGCCGTCACGACGCAGGCCGTCCGGCAATGTCCATTCATGCTCAAGGTACAACTCGCGCGCCAGTTCGTTCAGCCTTTGCTTGAAGAATGGCAGGTTGATCGCCTTCATGGTTTCGGGGTCGATCCGCGACCAGACGACATGGGCGTGCCGCCGTCCTTCTTTTTCGTGCATGACGATGGCGCGCGGCTGTCCTTCAAGGCCAAGCTTCTGTTCGGCCTTGTCGGCAGCTTGCCGGAAATCATCCTCACCCGCGATAGCCTGCATCGGCGGGTTGAGGCTCAATGAAAACATGAACTGTTTGCACTTCGTCCCCTTGGAAATCGCATAGGCTTCGGCCAAGGCACCGTGAAGGTCGCTGGCGATGAAGCCGCGCACCTCCAATACGGTGACATGATCGTTGTCGCGGGTATTGAGCAGATGTGTCGAAAGCTGCTTTGCTCCGGCGCGCTGTGAACCTTTGAGGATCATCACGCCACCTCACGGTCGTCATCATCGAGGGCGGACGACATGGCGTCATCATCGACCTGAAAGCCGAGCGCCTGCATCAGCAGCAGACGGACAACGAGAACGTCGTGGCAGGCTTGATGCAGCTTCGCGGTGGTTTCGGCATCGACGGCGAGCGAACCGCTTTCGGCGGCATGGGCCAGCATCGCCAACCATTCCGCCGTCCGGCTTGCTCCCATCCGTGCCAGCAGGGACGCCATTGCCGCGCGGTCCTGCACCGGCGCGCGAGGACCGCGATGCTCCTTCTTATCGCCATCGTCAAACAGGACGCATTTCACATACGCGCCGAGCGGCATTGCGCCTGCACGATGCTCAAGGTCGGATCGTTCGGTATCGGACAGGCGGACGGTAAAGGGCTTGCTACCGGAACCCGGTTTCTTATGATTGGCGGCGGTCATGGTCTTGGCCCCCGCAAATCGGTCTTAGAGTGCTTTAATTGGTGGTTCCAATCGGCCAAAACCTCAAAGAGCGCGTTCGAAGTATCACCTTCGAGGCGCGCCAATTTCCCTCCAAGCCAACCGCGCATAAACTATTGATATTACTAGGATTTCTGCGCTTTTGGGGTGAAATCCGGCGTCGTAGTTTGTGATTTTGCTGCACAACGCGCTGCACATATTGCCATACGCGGCCACCCCGCGCATGGTGGCGGCATGAACGTAAAACGCCGCAACAAGACCTTCCACCTGATCAAGCGCGTCCCGAAGCGCTACCAGCCTATCGAGCCCCGCGCCGTCGTCTGGATCAGCCTGCACACTGATTCCGAAACCGTCGCCCGGCAGAAGGCCCCGACCGCGTGGTCGCACATGATCGAAGCATGGGAAGCCCGCCTTGCGGGCGACAGCGAGGACGCCGAACGCCGTTTCGAGGCGGCACGGGAACTCGCCCAAGTTCGGGGCTTCCGCTACCTCACGGCGGATCGTGTCGCCAAGCTGCCCCGCGAAGAGTTCCTTGAACGTGTCCGCGCCGTCGTGCGGCCGGATGGCGAGCCCGACCGGATCGAGGCGGCGGCCATCCTCGGCGGGGCGAAGGAACCGCCGATCACGGTCGAGCGGGCGCTTGAACTCTTCTGGACGCTGGCGAAGGACCGGACCATCGGCAAGAGCGAAGACCAGCTTCGCCGATGGAAGAATCTGCGCATCAAGGCCATCCGCAACTTCGTCGCCGTCGTCGGCAACAAGAGCATTGCCGACATCACGGCCGACGACATGCTCGACTTCCGGGATTGGTGGGTTGACCGGCTGGCGTCGGAAGGGCTCGCGCCGAACAGCGCCAACAAAGACATTATCCACGTCGCCGACACGCTGAAGACCGTGAACAAGATGAAGCGGCTGGGGCTGGTGCTGCCGGTCGGCAATATGTCCTTCAAGGACGGCAGGAAGCACAAGCGCGAGCGGCCGCCCTTCAGCCCCGAATGGATCAAGACCAAGCTGCTCGCTCCGGGCGTGCTCGACGGGCTCAACACGGAGGCGCGGTGCATCTTGCTCGGCATGGTCAACACCGGCTATCGGCCCAGCGAGGCAGCGGGGCTTCTGCCGGAGCATATCCGCCTTGACCACGACATCCCGCATATCTCGATTGAGCCGGTCGGCCGCCAACTGAAGACCGACCAATCGAAGCGGATCATCCCGCTTGTGGGTGTCTCGCTCGACGCCTTCCGCCAGTGCTCCAACGGCTTCCCGCGCTATCAGGAATCGAGCGCCAGCCTTAGCGCCACGGTCAACAAGTTCCTGCGGGATAACGGGCTGCTCGAAACGCCCGACCATGTGCTCTACAGCTTGCGCCACTCGTTCGAAGACCGGATGCTCGCAGCCGGAGTCGATGAACGAATCCGCCGCGACATCTTCGGCCACCGGCTTGACCGGGAACGGTATGGGGCTGGCGCAACGCTGGAACACAAGCGGGACATCCTTCAGGCGATAGCCTTCTGACCGGCGAGGACGGCCCGCGCCCGTGCCACCGGGTCGGATGCTTCCAAGCTGGCGATTTCGATTTCCAGTCGCTCGAAGATCGGCGCATAGGCCGGGTTTTCGAGGACGAGTTTAGCCACGGCCGCCCGAAGGTGGACCAACTCTTCCAACATGACCGCAACTCACGGTTACGGTCCCACACAGCCGAAGGGACAGGCGGCCGGAGCGGTCAGGATCACGCCCGCCTGTTGGTGAATCAGATCAGCTTGACGTGGACCGTCCCGCTGGGGTTGGCGGCCGTCGTGACGGCCACGCCGATCAGGGCATTATCGCCCTCGTCGTCGTCGGCCGTGACCAGCTTCGTGGCCGCATCGAAATAGACGGGATCGCCGATGCTGAAGAGGTCGGTCGAAACCTTGGGCAGTTCGAAGACGCCTTCGGTCACAAGGTCGAGGTCCGCGCCGACGGCGGCGTCGCCAGCGGCAACACCATGAAGATCGCCGATCACGACGACTTCCCCGGAGACGACGGCGGCCGGAGCGGGAAGGGTCAGGTTGACGCCCGGCTGAATGTAATTGCGCATGGTCAGAGTCCTTTCGAGGTTCTGAATTTGATGGTGCTGGGGGGCTTGCGTTGCGCGGCCGCGATAGCCGCGTCGGCCGCCGCGAGGGCGGCGGCCATCTGCTGATCGGTCTTGTAGACGACGGTTTCGCCGTTCTGGTCGCGGAACTCGCGCACGCCCTGAAGACGGGCTTCGAAGAGCGCGTCCCGCCACGTGATCAGATCGGCCAGCGACGCGGCCATGATCAGGCTCCGGGGTTGCGGACGGCACCGCGCCAATCGACAGCGCCCGCCCCGAAGTCGAGGTAGACACGATATTCGACCGACAGGGTTTCCCAGCCTTCACGGCTCGCCATCTGCGGCCCCGGCGCGCTGGAAAGGTAGCTGTATTCCAGCACCGGCAGCGTGGCGGGATCGGCGAAGAGGAACCATTGATCGTCCGCGATACGCGGCTCGACGGCGAGCGTGAGCTTGCCCGCGAACGGATTCACGTCGTCGGTCGTGGTCGCATTGATCGCCGTCAACAGCTTCTCGGCGGTCGTTTCCAGTTCCGGCCCGACGACGAGGAACTTCGGCGTAACCGTGATGACGGTCTTGCCGTCGAGCCCCTTCCGGGTCCGAAGGGCGAGCCGGGCGGCCGACAGGCTATCTTCCGACAGGGTGGCCCCCGTCAGGAGGTTGCCGTGATCGGCGTGGAAGAGGCGCTTGCCATCCTCGCCCATGACCGGACCGGCCCCGCTCGCCTGCGAAAGCAGGTTCCACAAAAGCGCCGCTTCGGTCTGCGCGGACGCCTGCCCGGCAGCGTTGGCCCAATCGTTGAACGCGCCAAGATCGTCATTCACGAGCGCCTTCCGGCTGATCGCGAACAACGCGCCGTAGGTGTCGAGGGCGTAGGACTCGGCCGCCTCGCCGCGTGTGACGGACTTGATCTCGCCCGACTCGCTGACCTTCTGAAGCGCGCCAAGTTCGCCCAGCCGGAGGGTCGAGCCCGACCGGAAGTCGGTGCGGGTGCTCTGCCGTGCCAGCGCCTTCAAGGGCGACGCGGCGGCCGTATAGGACGCCATGAGGGTGCGGCGGCCCACGCCGGTCAACAGGTTCGGGAAGTCGGACGTGGTGTGCATGGCGGCGCGGAAAAGCTGGTCCGTGTCCATGCCGCGAGTCGACTGCCCCCGCGCTTCGACGCACTCGCGGGCGAAATCCCGGAGCGTGTGGCCCATGAACGGCCGGGCGGCGTCGGTCGGCGTGCCACCGGCAACGCGGACGTGCAGCGCCTCTTCCATCGCGCAGACGCGGGCGGCCGGCTCTTCGGCGGCCGGGGACTGCACGCGGATGGTCGGCGTGCGGCGGGACCGCGACAGCATCCGGTCGAACAGGTCGGCGCGGATTTCGGTCTCGGTCAGTTCGCGGTCGATATAATCGTCCGCGACTTCGACGGGCTCGCCAGCGTTGCGGACAAGCTCGCGGACGGCGGCGCGGTTTTCGGCCACCGTCGGGGTTTCGATCTCTTCAGGTTCCATGGGAACGCTCCTAATGACAGCGGCCGGGTCGGCCGGGGTTGCTACAAACGAGGCTTCGCGGATGCGGGGAGTGATGATGCGAACACGCTCGCCGTTCTCGGTCGTCTCGACGCGCGAGACTTCGCCGTAACCGATGGACACGCCCCGAAGGACGCCTTCGGCCACCTTGATGCGGACCGACGATGCGTCGTCGGCCTGCGACAAGCGGATGGTCGCCACGAGCCCGGCAGGCTCGCGACGCGCTTCGGTGATCACGCCGACGACATGCTCGCTGCCGGTCGAACGGTGATTGTCGAGCACGGGAAGCCCGATCAGCGACTCGGGGGCGACTGACGACAGGTCCAGCCGCTCGACGTAGACACCACGCGCATCGCGGCGGCGGACGGGTGCGCCGGTCGAAATGACGGCCTCAACGGTCTGCGCGTCGGCGTTATAGGACGCGGGGGTGATCGGCGCGCGACGGGTCAGCGCCACCAAGTCTTCCGCCATGCCGTGCAGGATCGCGCCCGGCTCGATCTCGACATGATCGCGCACCGGACGCTCCCGCTTAGGAATCTTCTTGTGTCCGACCTTCGCCACCATTGGCGTTCTCCTTTCCGAACTTCAGTCCCAGCGTGTTCTCGCGGGCGCGGTCTTCAGCGATTTCGCGGTCAACGTCGTCGATGTTCCATCCGCGCGCGGCGACGAGCTTGCGGCGGGACGTGAGCCCTGCGGCGAGTTCGGCCGCGTCGGCCTTGGCCGCCTTCTCCGGGTCCACCTGCTGCCACGCGGGGGGAAGCCATTCGGTCTTCGGGATCGACTCCACGTCGCCCGTGAGCGCGGCCACGGTCATGACGCGCCACCAGACGGGATTGAGAAGCTGGGGCACGACGACGCCGTATTGAACCTGCTCGACGCGCTGACGGAACGGCAGAAGCCCGGCCCGGAGGCTCGAATAGTTCGCATTGGTCAGGTCGCCGGAAAGCATGTGCTCCGGTAGGCCCAGCCCTGCGGCGAGCATCTGAAGATTGAACCGGAGGAAGGACGCGACTTCGCCCGCCTGCTGGGGGCTGCTGAAGCGGATGTCATAGCCCGTAGGAAGACGGCGCACCGTGCCCGGTTCGAGGGACACGTCGGACAGATCGCCCTCGAACGGCTCGCCCGTGCCGTTCATGTCCACCAAGAAACCGGCATGGAGCGCGGCCACCTTCACGCCGACGGCGAGCCCGTCCACGATGGCGTCGAGTTCGTTGGCCGGGACGACGACGGGCGCGAGCCACGAGACGCCGCGCACTTGCCCGACGCCCAGCGGCTTCATGACGTGCAGCACTTCGGTCGCCGGGACGCGCACGGGGGCGGCGTAGGTGGCGAACACGTCCGACGGCTTGGCGGGCATGATCCAATAGGCCACGCGCTCGCCCGCCGCGTTGAACTCCACGCCGTTAACGATATAGCCGCCGTCCGGGAGTTCGGCAGTCCGGGACTCGTCTACGAGTTCGGCGGGGATCAGCCGGAGGCGAAGGCCGTCGTCGGTGACGGGTACCTGAATGAATGCCTCGCCGTCGATCACGAGCGAGCGGGCAATATCGGCCTGAAGGCCCCAAAAGTCGGTGCGGCCGTCGGCGTCGGCTCTATCGGCCCAAGCGTTGAAGAGCGCCACGTCGCCGGTCGGCACAATGCCGGTTCCCACGAGCGCGGCCACCCAATTGTCAACGCCGTTGCGGATATGCGCATTGTTGGCGTAGAGCGCGCGCGCCCGGCTGCGGACCACAAGCGCCGCGCCCGCCACTTCGGTTTGCGTCCGGCCGAACGTGCCGAAGCCCGAACCGCGACGGCCGCCACCGGCCGCGTCGAAACGGCGAACATGCTGGCGGCGTTGCGCTCGATTGAACAGGCCGAAGAGGCTGGGGAGGCGCACGGGCATTAGTTGACCTGCCCGCGCGAGTGCATCCGGTCCAGAACGTCGCCAAGGTCTACCGCGAGCACGGCGCGCTGCGAGAATTTCGACAGATCGTAATTGAGCGAAGGCCCTTGCCCAGCGTTCGGATTGAAGAGGCGTGCGTCGTGGACGACCTTTCCGCTATCGTGCCGGAGGGTCCAGATTTCCAAGGTCCAATTCGCAAGCCCCTCGGCATAGTGCTTGATGACGAGCGCGCCGGGCGAGAAGCGAGGCGCATTGCCGCCGAAGTCTTTCAAATTCCACTGATAGAGCGCCTTCGCCGCGACGTGGCAGGCGTTCTTGTCCCGAATCCCCATTTCGATCATGCGCAACAGAACGGCGCATACGAGGGTCGTGGCGGGGGCGTAGAGGTAAGCGCCGCGCGATTCCGTCTCGCGGAAGGGTGCCCACAGATAGCCCTGAGTCGCGAACTGCCGAAGGGCCGCAATGAGCTTGGCTCGGTCTTCGCCCGGCTCCGCGATTGCCTCCGCTACGTCGGCGATGGTGAGGAAGTGGCCGGGATTACGGGGAATCGGCTGCGACTGAAACAGGTGATTGTTTTCATCAAGCATGTCAGGAACTCCCAAGGGTAAATCTCGGGTCTGACAATTTCTTACTACAAAGTATCCGTCAATTAGTGACTTTTAGTTGCTAGCAACTACCAGTAGACAATGCAGAACATTACATGAATATGTGCATCAATAATTGACACAATACTAAGTATTGATTATTCATCACTTGATCCCGTGTGGAGTCGGGGTCAGTCCAACGCCAACTGGCCGGGCGGGCGTGTCTCGCCCGGCCTTTTTCATGAGGAAGACATGGAAGAGCCGCCCAGCTATATCGCGGCCCGAAAGCGAAAGCGCTGGCGCGAGATGGTGCAGCACGCCGCTAAGATTGGGATGACGGTCGAGGAAGCCCGAACGACGGCGACGCACTATCTCGCGCCGCGCCGTCTGATCTTACGCGGAGAGGCAGTGGTCGGGCGCGTCCAATCGCTGAAGGCTTGGGGGATCGACTAGCTGCCGCTACAATCTCGACTTGATTCAAGATGAGGGCGACGGGGCGATGTCTGAAAGAGAAGACCAATTTTCAAAGGAATTGAGTGCGCTCGTGAAGCAAGGAGATATGCTTCACATGGCGATGCAATACATGTGCTATCCGGCTGATTTTAAGAAGCAGGTCGAAAAGCAAGCAGGTTCGGATAAGGCAAAAGAATATATAGAGAAACTTCCAGATTTCAGATCAGAATATCAATCTTGGTACTCTAAGGCTCAAGCGGTTGTTAAGCAAATACTACCTGATAGACTGAAAGATTTTAACTCATACTATGAATATCAAAAAACTAGAAAAGATATAACGTTCCAAAACTACGTTATTAAGGACGCATTGCAAGGATTGGTCATAAGGTGGGGAGGAGAAGTAAAAGTAGACGATAGTGCAGCATTGCCAGAGTTTGTGCAGCAACTTAACATCGTAAAGGCTGCAAAGAATGCTCTTGGTAGCCGCTTACTAGACCTGAAGTCCATTCTGCAAGCTGATCTTTTTGACAGTGAAGTGGCAAGCGCAAGAGCGCTCGCTAAGGCTGGCTATCTTCGGGCGGCTGGGGCAATTTGCGGCGTGATTATCGAGAAGCATCTTGCCCAAGTCTGCGACAACCACGGGATTACAATCCGAAAGAAAAACCCCGGCATTTCTGATTTGAACCAAGCACTACGTGACAACGACACGATCACGGTCCCACAATGGCGATTTAACCAGCACCTTGCCGACATTCGCAATATTTGCGACCACGCAAAGGGCAGAGAACCGACAAAGGATGAAATTGAGGACCTTCTTTCCGGGACGGAGAAGGTGCTCAAGACAGTATTCTAGCGCCCCAACCACGCGCTACGGATCACCTGTGGCGGCCGCTGGGGCATGATCGGCGAGGCCATTTCCTCTTCGCGGCGGTCGAGGTCCAGATTCACCAATTGCCGGGCCGCGAAGCTGTAGACCACACAGTCGAGGGCTTCGCTTCGGCGGCCGGGGATGCGCTCGAAAGCGCGGATCGGCTGACCGCGTGTGTATTTCACGACGCGCTTCTCGCTGGTCAGTTGCTCGAACCAATTGGCGTCCAGCGTATCGCTAAAGCGGATCGTGCGCCCGGCCTGAAGCCGGTTCACGATTTGGCTTTTCGCCGCGTCCACGCCCACGAGGATCAGCCGGATTTCCCGCGTCTTCGACAACTGCACAAGCGGCCGCTGGAAACCGGGCACGCCCTTGCCCGCGAACACGCGGCGGGTCGTGCGCGGTCGGCAGAAGGCATAGACCGCATCGGTATGGCCGCCGCTGCCCGAGTCGATCACGGCCGCGTCGATCTTCAATAGGCCGCCGTTCGGGTGCCGCCATGTCCGTTTCAGGAGGTCGTCAACTTCCGCCCAGGTATCTGACGCGAGCGGCGAGCCCCACACGATTTCATGGCCCAGCACGAGCGCGTCGCCGGTCTTGGTCCATCCGGTCGTGGTGATCTCGATACGGTCGTCCTGCACGTCGAGCCCGGCCGTGAGCACCAGCACGTCGCCGGGAAGACGATCAAGACCGAACGGCTCGACACGGCCTAGCAGGGAGTCGCCGTCCAGTTCCTCGCCCGCGTCCCGCCACGCCTCGCCCAGCACCACGTTGACGAAGGTTTGCAGCGTGTGCGGGCTCTTCTTGGCCTCTAGAAACTCGGCCGCCAGCTTCGGCCATGCGGCATTGGGCAACAGGCTGACCAGCGCCGACACGCGATAGCCGTGATGGCCCTGCACCTGCGGCCGGGTCGCCCGCCAGCGTCCGGCCGCGACGAAGGCGGCCTTCCCGGCTTCCTCCACCACGCCCCCGCACGAGGGGCAGGCCCAATAGGCCGTTTCCGGCTGGTCGGGTTGCCAGTGAATATCCTTCCACCGGATTTCGTGGTGCTCGCCGCACGCCGGGCATGGGCACTCGTAAATCCGCTGGTCGCTCTTCTCATAGGCCCGGAGGATGCGCGACGTGGACTCGTGAACGGGCGTGCTGCCCATGATGATCTTGCGATTGCCGAAGGTCGCCGTGCGCCGTTCCGCCAGCGCCACGGGGTCGCCCTCGCCGCGCACGTCCACTTCAAAGGCGTCCACTTCGTCTAGGAGAAGCACGCGGGCGGTATGGCCTCGAAGGTTGCGAGGCGCGCGGGCGCTGACCAGCTTCAGACTGCCACCGGGGAAGCGGCGGGAATAGAGCGTGTCGCGGTCGTTGACGTTGGCCGTGAGCGCGGCCCGGAGTGCGGGCGACTCCGCGAATACGGGTTCGATGTTGCCCACCATGAGGTCGCGGCAATCCTGTTCGGCGGGCAGCACCACGAGGACCGGCCCCGGATCGTTGGCCGTGTAGTGCCCCAGCGCCGCCACGGCCAATTGCGTATAGCCGATGCGGGCGGATTTCAGGAGCGTGACGCGCTCGACGGCCGGGTCGCCCATGCTGCGGGCAATATCCACCTGATGCGGCCATAGGCGCATACGGCCCGGATGGGCGGCGAGGCTCGACGGCAGCACGACGTTGGCCTCCACCCAATCGGCGAGGTCGAGCCGCTGGGGCGGCCGGAGCGCCTGCATGGCGTCACGACGGAGAAGGGCAAGGTCAGCCATTTGCCAGCGCCTCCAATGCGGCCCGGATTTCGCGGTCGAGCCGGTCGGCCGTGGCGCGGTCGAGGTCGGGCACGCGCGAGGGGATGGCGAGCATGGCCGCGCGCACGTCTGTCAGGATCGACTCCCACGTCGCCTTCACGTCGGCGGCCGGGACAAGCTCGCCACGGGTGACGGCGTTGCGGATCGACTCGCGGTCGGCTTGTTCCCGCACGAGGCGGCGGCGTTCATCGGCGAGCGCCGGGTCGGCCGACTTCCGCCCCACGGGGTTCTGCCGGAGATAGGCGACATACGCCCGCACGGCCGCGCGACGGTCGAACCGGCCAGCGCTCATGCGGGGAATGTGCTTGGCGCGAGCGAGCCCGAGCACGCGCCCGACTGACAGGTCCAGAAGGTCCGCCAGTTCGTCGGTAGTGATCGCCCCGGAGTGCTGCTTACGGACAGCACGGGGATTCCCCACAAGCTCTTCGATGTCGGCTTCCACGGTCATTCCAAGAATCCCGATTCCAAATTTTCCTCACACGCTGAAATGTCGGGGCTCAGCGCTCCCCCCGACCGCCCCCGCCGGGGAAGGACCCGTTGGCAACCGCTGGTCACGGTCTTCACGCTGGTTATGCGCGGGGCGAATGAGACAAAACGAGTGCATCGGCGACCGGACAGCCGGACAGCCCCTAAAGGGGCTTGTCCGTGTCCGTCCGGCCCGCGACGCGATTTGCCGTGCGGACAAGACTGGACATGTCCGGGCAATGTCCGTGTCCGTCCGGTCATTAGGTGAAGGGCATGGTGACGATTGGTTGCCATAACGAATCCCCTCAAACGAATCCGTCGAAGGATTCACGGGGCCATTCGGGCGGCCCATATTCACCGTCACGGAAGACGACCTTCCCCCGGCGTGCCAGTTCTTCGACAGCGCGCTTGTATGTCCGTCGCCGGTTATCGGCGTCTTCCGACGCGGACACGGTGCGCCCCTCCACACACGCCTTGCGCCATTCCTCTTCCGGCACGCTCTCGCGGCCGTCTAGAAGCTCATGGAAGATGTCCAAGGCCGCCTTCGCGCTAGGCGTCAGTCGCTCTTCGCGTTCCGGGGCGTGGTCGATTTCGCGGCAGACGGCCGCCGTGATGGAGTCGCCGTCTTCGTCGAGCCCAAGCGTCCGCGTGCCGATGATGAAAGCCATGTCCCGTTCGGTCGAGCCGTTGCGGTTCTTGGTCAGCTTCGCCCGGACAATGCCGTTGCTCGCCGTCAGGTGAATCGACACGTCGAGCGCACCATTCAAGAGCGAGTGGCCGCGCGGGAGTCCTTGTTGCCCGTCCTTCGTATCGTGATGGACGAGGATCACGGCCGCTCCCCATTTCGTGAGCGATCGGGCGACGGAAACGACTCGGCCCATGCCTTCGGCGCTGTTTTCTTCAAGGCCGGGAAACGCCATGGCTAGCGTGTCGATGATGATCAGCGACGGCCGTCGGTCCTTCACGGCCGCCTTCAGCCGCTTCAGGTGTTCGCTGCCTTGGCTCAAAAGATCGGACACGCCAGCGACAAGGGCGAAGTCGTCGGCTTCCCCGTGCTCGCGCCGGAGCGCCGCCACGCGCCCGCGCATACCGTGCTGGTCTTCGGCTGCGACATAGAGCACGCCGCCCTGCCGGACGCGCATTCCGAAGATGTCCTGCCCCTGCGCAACCGCATAGGCGAGGCGCGGCGCGAGAAGGGACTTGCCGACGCCCGGAGCGCCGACGATGCACGCCACGTCGGCTTCGGATACAAGCCCCTTGATGACATATCGCCGGGCGTCGCTGGCGTCGCACTCCGACGGCTTCAGGAAAGTCAGGCCGCCGGTTTCGGCCTTGGCCTTGCCGCCGACAAGCTGTTCAATATCGGCGTCGATCTCGGCTTGCTCTTCGGCGGTTGGAATGTCGTCGAACGCCTCGCCCCGCCGCTTCTCTTCCGCGATGTCCTCTTCGACCTGCTTTCCATAGACGTGATTCAGGATGGTCGGCAGATCGGCCACACGCTCTTTCCAGCGCGAGTCCCGGTCCCCTTCGGGCACGCGGTCGAACGCGGCCCGGAGGCGCTGCATGGCCTCGATATAGGGCACGCCCTCGGCCGCCCATTTACCCGCCAAGGCGATGGCCGCTGGATGATAGGACTCGCCGGTCGCGATGGCGTCGAGATAGGCCGCTTCGTCAAAGCCGTTGTCGTTGGCCGGTCCTTTCTCGCGGCCGCGCTTCCACTTCGCCGTGGCGTCCAAGTCGGGCGCGGTATCCACATACCGCCCGTCCACAAGGAAGGTCTTCACCTTGGGGCGGCCGCTGACATTCCCGCCATAATAGCTTTGCGACAAGGTGAAGGACGCATCGTCGAGCGCGCCGCCGAAGATGCCGTTGAGGCGGGCCATATGGCGTCCGCGCTCGCCGGGCTGAAGCTCTTCGCTGAAGGGGGCGAACACGCGCCAGCGGGGCGCGTCAGGCGAATGTGAAGGCGTCGTGTAGACGACCGCCACAACGCCAGCGTCGGCCAGCATGTCGCGGGCGTCTTCGGGCATGATCTCTTCGCCGTCATAGTCGGCCTCGATACCGCTCACGGCGAGGACGTTGCCGTTGCTGCGGAAGGAATGGCCGGAAGGTGAGGCGGCGCGATTGTTGCCGAAGACGGCCATCTTGAACCACGGCAGTTCCGACTTGTCGTCGGCTTCCGTCCGTTCGATCAGCGCGGCAAGCTGCCGGGGCGACAAGCGCATGTCCTTCTTCTTCGTCGCGGCCATGTTCGGGAACCGCGTGACGCGGATCGGCCGATCCAAGGTCGGCGAGCCGACTAAATCGTCTTGCTCGCCGAAGGCGGATGAGGTATTATAATACCGCATCTTCAGTGTCCTTTCTGTAGGTGTGTCATCCTCATGCGGTCCCGACCCCGCTCCGGTTCGTCCCCGGAGCGGGGTTTTCCTTTGTCGGATTGTGGGGGTATGTTAACCATGGCGGCAGGAAACTTGCTGCATTTCTTGCTGCACAAATCGCCAAACGGAAGCGATCTAAGTAATTGTTTTATATGTGTTTTGCAGATTGATTGGCGGATGTCGGGTGCGCCATTTCAGTACAGAACTCTGAACGCCGAACGCCGCCGGTTTCCCGCTTGAAGCGGCGACCAGCGTTCGCAGCAATTCCGACTTCGATCCCATGATGCGAACCTCGTCGTCGGCAACCTCGACGCGCTGCGCCAGCGCGCGCAGATGGTCGCGGCGGTAGCCGCCATCGTTGAGGCGTATGCGTTCACGGGCCTTAGAGCGTTTCAGGTTTTGACGGAAGCGTACCCTGCGTTTTCGAGGTAGTTTGCGCATTCTTTGGGTTCGATGGTTGAGACGAGGTGGCCGATATGTCGCCACGTGTCTTCGATCGTTCGCTTCTG